GAATCAACATTCTGTACGTCCATACGGCGAGCCATACGTGCGATAACAGTCAATGGTGATACTGTTGTGTCTGACAAAGATGTTGCACCGGGTAGACGTGGTGCTAGTGGAATAGAGTCACCTGCTGCATAATCTACAGGTGTATCTGCACCATCGTTTGTACCTAGCTGACCAAAGTCTGTAGCAGACAAGTGGTTTGCTGTGATGTATTCACCTGTGATGTCACCACCAGTTAGATCAGATTGTGCGTCACCAGATGTACCAGTGATGAAAGCACCTGCAGTTGTGTGACCTGACAAGTAAGATAGAACATCAGCGTCCATAGCGTCTGCCATCTTATATGCCGCACGATCTGCTGCCAAAGATACATAGTCAACGTTTGCGAACTGGTCTTCGATGTCATCCATTTTGAATGCGAAGTAGTTTGCTTGGTCAATCACTAGAGAGAAGTCTTCATCGTTCAAATCTTGAACAGTGATAGCTTCCTTACGTGTCAAAGAGTTGACTGTTACGTCTGGCTCTTTTTGAATGCGAACAACGTCACCTTGGTTAGCAATCTCACCAAAGTAAGAGTTGTTTGTAATCGCGTTTGTGATAGCCGCTTTACGTAGAGCGATCTGTGCTTGCTTCGAATAGATTACTGGGGACCAGTTACCGTCGAAACCTGTTCCGCCTGCACCTGAATAGGTACTATTTAGACCAATAGCCATAATATTTCTCCTTATAGATATGGCGTGAGAATTAACACTACATATCCACTAAAGAGGCTCTTCGTACTAGGGTAGTCAGCTTTGCGTCTAGGGTGGCCGCCCTATCTGCGCTGGGCCTATACTCTGAGGTAGTTCTTTGTTGTGGCTAGTGCTTAGTGAAAAGCATACACACTTTTGTGTTGTGTATATGCTATAGTTTTACTTATGATGTAAGGTTTGTCAACTATCTTTTTGACATATCATAAATAAACTTGCCTGAGCGTTGTGCTTCCATAATTTCTTCAGCACGTTTCTCATATTCTTTAATAGACATCTTAGCTACCTGTGATTCTCGCAAGTAGCGTGAAGAGTCATCTGGATCAACAGGTGCAGCTTTACGTGCCTTAACAGACGAAGCTGCGCTCTTGTCCTCTGTAGCTACACGCTTTGTCTTGATGCCTTTATCTGTTTTATAAAGGTCAAGCACACGTGCTACAGACTTAACATCATCTACATTATCATAGAGTGCATCTTGTACGACTTTAGGCTGTTCTTTAGCCCACTCATGAAATGCATCATCTGCACGAATCTCTGCAAAGTCAGGGTGTAAGCTAAACAATTCTGCTTCCGCTTTTTCCTTACGTGCAGTGGACCGCATCTCTTCAATCTCTTTCAAGCGACCATCTAACTCAGATGCACGTTCTGTAGCTTTTTTATCAGCAATAGCTTCTATGATACCTGCTACATCAGGATACTGCTTTGCCCACGCATCAATCTCTTCTTCAGACTTTGGTAGTACAAGCTCATTCTTTGTAGAGGCATCTAGCTGCTGCTGTAGCTTCTCAAGTTTAGCTGCAGTCTCTTTTTCTTTCTCTTGCATGTGTCGGCGTAGATCACCGTAACGTTGCTTGAAAGTCTTTTCTTCTGCGCTTAGTCCAGAATCATCTTCTTGTGCTTCACCCTCTGGCTCTGCTTTAGTTTTTTGTTCTGGTACACTCTCATTTTGTACTTGGGTGTCCGTAGCTCTTTGGCTATCGGGTTCACTATCGTCGGTTTCTTCTTCTGTTTCATCGACTTCACCGCGCATACGCTTTTTGAGTGCTTCTAGTTCTGCTTCATCTGCGTCAATACGTGCTTGGTTACGCATATGAGGTGCTGCGTTGATAACCTCTGTTTTGATATCAACTGGTTGGGCTTCCGACATGTTTATACTCCTTTATGTGGGGCCAGTCAAGTAGACCGGGTAGCCTTATTTTATTATAGGATCGGGACCAATCACTATTTATTTATCATCGTCTTTATCTTCATCTCTCCAGTTAGGATTTGTTGCTTTTCCAAAGAAGCCTCCAGTCCACCCTGACGCTTTACGAATAGCTTCTGTTGCTGCACGACTTGCGTCTGATTGCGCTTTCATCGCCGCATGATAAGCTGGGCCAGATTTATCTTTCATAGAGTTAGCTGCATTTGTAGCTGCTACCCAAGAGTTTGTAGCTGTTTTAGCTGCTCCACTATAATTACCAGATTCCATCTGTTTTTGATACTTTGAAGGCTCACTAGCTTGTGTTGATTTTTTAGCATCACCTTCATAAACTGGTTCTCCAGTACGTCTTGCACCATCAAGCGATTCAGATAAGCTTGGTCCTTGTACACCCGCTGTACCATCTGCACCTAGTAAATCACCTAACCATGTATCAGCAAAAGTGGCACGACCATCGTTGCTAAAATCACCTAAGTTTTCATACATGCTTGTTTGACCACCAAAGATACCACTGCCTTTTAGTAGAGTAGTAGCAGGGCTATCATCTTTACTTGATGGTTTTAGGTATTCTTGTATCTTTGCTTGTTGATCTAGTAGACTTGTTCTCTGTCCTTCAGACAAGTTACCACTCTCTAGCTGATAAGCAATACCATCTAACATATCATACGCATTGTTACGTGATTCAGAACCCATACCAATACCAGTAGCAACACCTAGGAGTGGGTTAATAGCACCTGCAATAGTTGATCCTAGTCTAGTACCTCTTCCTAAGTTACTTGTAGCACTAGTAAAGTCTTCTACTGATGCTTTAGTCCAGTCTTTAGCTGATGCACCTTGAGTGAATGCTGCATCTACATCACCCATACCAGTACTACCGATAGAGCTATCACTACCACCACTAGAGCCACTACCAGATGGTGCAGACATTGATGCTGTTGTGGGTGCGGAAGTTGCCGCTACACCTGCACCTGTTGCTGCTTGTTCTGCTACGCTTTCTTTTGGTCTAAACCCTTGCGGGATAAACGTCATAGGTTCACCATTCATAAACTGAATGTACATAACCTCACCAGCGTCATTTACATATTCTTTGATTTCATAACCAGCAGTACTACCTGTATTACTAAATGGGTTTTGTGGAATAGGTGCGGCTTCTACTTCGCCACCTTCAGCGTAACCTGTTAGACCACCTACGTACATACCTGTCTCTTCGTCAACAACTTGTAGTTCTGAGATATCAAACGGTAGGTCATCCTCTGGTTCGATCATCTCCATACCTTCTGGCCCTACTGGTTCACCACCGATACGACCATTCTGGTCCATCTCTGCGTAACCTTGCTTGGCTTCAGTACGTAAGTCTTCAAAGAATTTTACACCATAGAAACGTACAACATCTGCAGGAACAACATATTCACCTTCACTTAACTGTGCAGGGATATCGTCACGTACCTCTTCTGGTGTGGCACCCATAGGCACCTCATTACCTGACACAGGGTCTACACCGATAGTAGTATCTGGGGCTGCGCCTACCTCACCACCTTCAGCATAACCAGTACGGCTAGACTTGAATACTGCGTCCATTTGTTCATCCATAGCCATACCGCCCTCATTATATCCTGAATATTCCATATCTAGTTTTGCATTTTTAGCAAGAACTAGAGGTCCGATTTGTATTACTTCATCTGCTTCACGTACTGGTACGTGTCTGTTATTTTCGCCTCTTACATAAAAAGAGCTTTGTCTGCGTGGGTCAAAGCCAACCTGAGTCCATTCAGGATCATTTAAAAGAGTAGCAGCTTTTTCACGAATTGCATCTGCGTCTAGGTCTTTAATCTCACCAGATACTGTAGCGTATCCAGTCTTACCCATCTCACCTGTACCAATCTTTTCACCAGTTTTTTGTGAGGCTGCAAATCGTACAGGCTTATCACCTACGCCTTTATAATGAATAGCTTTGGCGTAGTGTGTTACACCTTTTTCAGCATTTGATGTACCAGCAACAATCCAAGTATCAAAGCGTTGATATGCTGGAATATCCAAGCGACCATTAAAACGATCACCTACTTTTAGACCTGACTGCGTAACGCCTAAAGAGTCTGTTGTATCTGCAGGTAAAATGAATCTACCTTTTTCACGCTGATCTGGTTTTAATGAAAAGACTGTTGCTTTATTGCTAGGCTCTCTTGGTAATGCATCCCAAGACTCAACAGGTTTGTAGGTATTAACGTTTTCTAAATGCTGTTCTCTAGTGATACGTTGATCGCGTAAGGCTTGAGCAGATTCTTCTAATTCAGGTGTACGAATAGTAGGGCTAGTCTCTCTTAACTCTTTTACAAGAGACTCTGCATTCTTCTGCCAAGAGACTGCATCCTCTGCTTCATCTAAAGACGCTACACGTGTATCATAATCTGTGTTAGATACCTGTCGTGAAACTTTAGGGACGTTACTTGTCACGTCTACAACGTTATCTGTCTGACGTGCCATGTCAGCACCCTTACGGATCATAGACTGTGCTGCTTTACCTGCACCCGGTGCTAATAAGCTAATAGCTTCTATGCCACCTAACATACCAACCTTTAGGTAGTCAGGGTTTTCTTTAGCAAGCTCTTCTTGGATTTCTACGATAGAGTCTATAGGAGTAGTTAGACTAACTGCTGCGTCTGCTACTTTAACACTCAAAGGTGTACTTACATCATCTGACGGTACAAAACCCGGGGCAACATCTGCCCTTTCTTCGGGTGTCATATCCATTAGACTCTTACGATAGTCAGCCATTATTTACCTGTTCCCTCAGTAACTTTAGTTTACGCAGAGTAGTTATAGCACCTTGCGCTCTATAGAAGATGACTGGCTCTGTAGCCTGTTCCATCTGCTTGTGTTGTAGGTAGATTAAGTCATCTACGTGTTTAAGAAACTCTTCGTATAGTTCTTTATCGTTGACTAGTTTTTTAAGCGACATTACCTGTAAATCCTTGCTCACCCGGTGTAGGTGCTGTACCCACTCCTACTTGTGAGCCACCACCGCCAGATGTATCTGCTACTGCTTGTGGTCCTTGTCCTTCTGGGGCTGGGACACCTTCTGGTCCTGCTGGAACAGGTTGTGGTGCTTGGAACCCTTTTAGGATTTCGGCTTGGATAGCTGCGTCTTGCATAGAGTTGGTAACCTTGTCTGGGTCCAAATCCATAGACTTTGCAATCTCACGTATAATATAATCCATTTTTGCGAATGGTGCAAGTACTGGATTCTGTGCTACTTGTAAGAATTGCATTAGACGCTGCGAACGTACTTCGTTAGCCATCAAGCTTTCTGTACCAGATGCGTGTACCTCTAGGTCACCACGAATGTCTGGATCAAAGTCAAACTGCATGTTAAATGCAAAGAAAGAACGTCCTAGTGGACGGATAAGATAGTCATCAACATTTTTAACAACAGTCCGTATAGAGCCATTAGCAGCAGACATAAGCATACTAATCCCACTAGCAGTACGCCCAACTCCACTAACACCAGTTTGACCATGCGCAAAACTAGGGAATCCTGTGCTTTCATCTGCTAACACACGTGCCTTATCAAAGAGTTGCATGTTCTCTTGTGCAACATTCGGGAACTTGGTGCCAAAGATCGCTTGACCCGGCGCACCGCCTTGGCGACGAAAGATTTTGCCGGGGTAAACAGATAAGTCCTGTCCCGGTACTAAGTTAGTTTCGTCTACTTCGATGATCAAATTACCAGATAGTGCAGCGTTGTCAATAGCCATACGCATAAAGCCATTCATCAATGTCTGCGTATCATCCATGTTCTCTGCAATACCTACACCAAAGAAGCTGTATGGGTTATGCTCATATGGGGTAGCATAGTAAGGAATACGTGTAGGTTTGAATGGATTTAGAACCATGCGTAGGATTTCACCATTACATACCCATACGTTAGCGTTTACTTCATCTAGGTCTTTCAACTCTTTAGGAATCTTAACGCCGTGTTCCTCAAGCATATCTGTATCAACAAAACCCCAAAACTCTAGGACTTCCCAACGTTCAGACGTAGGTGTAGCCTGATCGTCATCCATAGTCATTTCCCAGTGTTTCTGAACGTAGTCTGGTCCTTTATCTATGGCATACTGAATAGCATCTTCCATAAAGTATGGACGGTTCTTCAGCGCACGTAGTTCTGTACGTGACATCTTGTGACGCTCAACTACATATTCCGCATCTTCCATACAGGAAGCCTCTGGGTCTGGGTAGAAGTTCCATACGGATACGT